CGTAATACTCGCGGCGTGAATCCAGGTCCCCGCGCAACAGGGACCGCATGTCGAAACGGATGTCGTATTCCCCGCGCTCGCGTTCGGGAAGGATTTTCCGTTCCAACTCCATCTCGAAACGCCGCGCCCACGGGATGAGGGTTTGTTGGGCGAATGCGATGAGGATTTGTTCGACGTTGTTGTACGTCGTGGCTCCCTCGCCCTGGATCAGGATGGGGGGAATGTTGAATATCCGCGCGATTTCCTCGACCTGAAATTTCCGCGTGGCGATGAATTGCGCCTCGTCGGGTGGGATCGTGGACCGTTCGAATTTGAGGCCATGTTCGAGGATGGCCGTTTCGTGGGCGTTTTGGATTCCCTGGTGTTGGGCGGACCAGGTGTTTTTGAGGCGGTGGTATTGTTCGTCCGTGAGGGACTTGTCCGTCATCAGGAACCCGCCAATGTTGCCACCAGTCCCGAAAAACCGCGCCCCGTATTCCATCGCGGCGGCGGTGATCCCCATGTTTTCCATGTGGAGGCGGATGGGCGATTTGCCACGGAACGCATCCAGGACGATGAGATCGTCGGGGTAATACACGGCCCCCGATTCCGTGTCGCGGAAAATCTTGGTCCCCTCATACATGTCGGACCGCATGTTGGACGGGTTCAACGGGTGGAGGTTGGCCGCCCTGTTGGTGGCCACACCTCGTTCGATGAACGCGTACGCCGAACCATACATGAGGGCGTCGGACACCATCCGTTCGATGAACGTGAACGATGTGTCGTCCTGGTTCGGTTCGGAGTTCAACAGGACGAACGCGGGATGTTCGCGGGCGATGGATTTTCCATTCGCGTCAATGCGATGGAGGTTCAGGGGCAACGAGGCCAGGGTGGTGGCGATTTTGCTGATCGCGGCGTACACCGCGGAAAGACCCAACGCGCCCTCCTCGGTCACGCCGATCCCCGATTTGGTATTCCGTCCGAACACACCGAGGAACGGAGAGGTCACATTGACCCCGTGTCGTTTCTCCTGGTCGTTCTTTTTGTTTCGACGGAATCGGTTGAGGAAATCGAGTTCGATGGCGAATCGCATGTGGGCCGAAATTCCACAACGCTCAACCCGTAGGGGTTGACCGCGTCAAGTTTCGCGGAGTAGCTTTGTGTCATGCGCCATCTACTCCCTTTCCTTGCCTTATTCCTGCTGTTCACAGGGTGTGACCCTGACGAGGTTCAGACGCCTGACGTTGCGGGATGTACAGATCCTGACGCGCTCAATTTTGATCTTAATGCAACCTCAGAGGACGGATCCTGTGAGTACGAACAGGCGGCAACAACGGCATGCGCGGACGGGACCGAATCTGTCGAATTCGATGGCCACTCATACTCTGTTGTCCAAATCGGAGATGATTGTTGGTTCGCGGAAAATCTGCGAACAACTCTTTACTCCAATGGTGACTCAATTTTTGAGCCTGCCACACCACTCGAGTGGCTCGCTCAAGATTCCACGGGAGGGCAATTCACACCACAACTGAATGGCACCGTTATAACCTATGGACGTGATGGATTTCCGTGTTCGTCATTTTCACCGACCCTTGAAGCCTGTGAGGCGGAAAACTCATTGGCTGAATATGGTCGTTTGTACAACCATTGGGCAGTTAGGGATTCTCGAAATGTTTGCCCTGACGGATGGCATGTCTCCTCGGCTTCCGAATGGCAAACACTCCAGGCTTGGTGCATTGTCAATCTCAACGACCCCATTGAAATGAGCCTAAAAACAACAGTTGGTTGGGACGAATTCAACGGAACCAATTCAACCGGATTCAATGCACAGCCTAGTGGTTCTCTGGAGGGATATGGAGAATTCAATTGGGCTGGACGATCGGCCATTTTTTGGACCACGGATGAGTGGACAGGGCCATTCAATTTTGAAACATGGTTTTATCAAGGTGGCGGGACGGCCATTACAATTCGTGAAAATGACACTCTGGACTATCGCGACTTTGCCTCGATGATGGGATTATCTGTACGATGCATTCAGGATTGACGCGCCCGATTCCATTTTGAGAGAATCGTTATGAACGTGTCGTGGCCGTTGTAGCGGGTGCGGCTGCGTCAATTTTCGCGGGATACCTGAATTTGTGGGCGTTGCAAAATTCTCGCGACCTTTATGACATGCGTGTATTCTTAACCTTCACCGCCCTCCTGGTTGGCTTCAATGCCCCCGCACAAACCACGTTTTGGAACCCTGACGCCGACGGCAACGGGTACGTCAGCGCATCCGACCTGTTGCCATTCCTTGGCGTGTTCGGGTTGGATTTCGAGGCGACCCCGTTGTTTTGCCAGGACACCTCTTCCGTTGTCGTGAATTTTCCATTTGGTCCGGATCAACCGTCAAACCAACTGGTTGAATACGCACCATTGGCCCCGATCATTTATGTCACTGCTGACGGTGATGACCAATTCAGGTATGCCGATTTGTACCTCCCCACGGACAGTGTGCCAAATGGGTACAGATTGTTGGTCGTGAATGTCTCCAACTTGACTTATGGCGTAGATGTACTACCCACACTCATGACCGGTGGAAGCAATGACGAAGTCAGTCGTAACAAGATGAGGGAATTTCTGTTTTTTGGCGGCGCATGGTACCCAATGGAGGACGAGGAATAAGGCAAGCTCACTCGTAAACCCCGCCTTTCCCGTAAGGCGAGCTTGGGTGGTAAATTCAAACCATGATTCGAACCTTCTCCGTCATTGTCACAGCTATTTTGTTTGTAGGATGTGGACCCATGGCAAACATACCCGCGACATACATCGCAGGGCAATGTTACACGGGTATGCCTGTGCAAGACTTCATGGCTCTCGCTGGCAAAAAGGCACTCATGGTCAGGATGGAAAACGGCTGGAACGTTTACAAGATTCTTGAGGTCGTTCCTGGGCTCGGAGGATTTCAGGACAGGTCCAAATTTTTTTACTTCGCCCACGGAAAATTGCATTCAATTGATGAAGGGGTTTTTCGACCTGAACGGATTCAAATCGAGATCATTGACTGACGCGCCCGATTCCATTTTGAGAGGATCGTTTTGAACGTGTCGTGTCCGTTGTATCGGGTACGACCGAAAATCGTTTGGTGGTCGTCCTCGACTGACCAGTACGCATCCCCACAGGAGTCTGATTCGGGGAGGCGGTGGAAATACTCGTCCACGAACCCCTCGCGGGTCGAGAGTTTGCGGGCCAGGGATAGGAGGCGGATGAGGTTGTCAGGGTTGGAGTTCAAAGGGATCGGATGTTGTAGTCGTCAGGGATGGAGGTTTTGGGCGTTGTTTGGTCGGTCATGTTCTGACCGATGGACATGATGAGGGCGACGACCCCGTCAATCTTGTCGCCCGATTTGTCTTTATCCGGCTTAATGTTCCCACTCGGATCGGTTCGGAGGGTGACGTTTTGGATCATCCAACGGAGGACAGGGTCACCACCGTGGTGGATTTTGCCCTCCGACATGAGCCGTTCCAATTCCTTGGACGGGGCCGACATGCTGACGAACCCCTGTCCGTATGGTGTCATCGTCATTCCATCGGCGGCCAGGTTGATGACGCATTGGGACGAATTGAATCTGTCGAACGTGATGGATTGGATGTTGTATTGGACCGCCAACGGGTTGGGGTCCTGGCGGACCTGACCGTCGACGATGTGGTATCCCGTCACGAACCGCCTGATGGAATCGTAGTCGGTGACGTTCCCCTCGGTGATGAACACGTTGTCGAGGGTGGCGAATTGTTCGTACATGGTCGACCCACTCGTTTGGAGGCGTCGTTCGATGGCCTGTTCAGGCAACCAAAACCACGATTGAATCATGTACCCACCACCGTCCAGGGGCCACGCCAGGTTCAGCGCGGTGATGTCGCCAACGGACGCCAGGTCCAACCCACCCCAACAGGGGTCGGTGGGTGATGGATCAATCGGTCCCGTGTCTCCCTGGGCGAACACGTCGTCGGGAATCCAGGTCGCGGACGACGACACCCATTGGTTCATGTGTTTGGTTCTGTAGTTGGTCAACATGGACCCCCCGTAGTTGTGCGCCTGGGTCAATTCCTTGGCCAGGTACTCCGACGAAATGGAGACGTCGATGGAGGGGTTGGCCTTGACCCACACATTGGGATCGGTGAAATCATCCTCCTCGTCGAGGGTGTACACCAACGCGAACAACGAATCGTCGGTGGCCTGACCCTCCAGGACCTGACACGCGTTTCGCATCATCTGAAAACACGGACCGTCTAGGTTGAACCCCGCGGTGGTGATGATGGCGATGAGGGGGTTGGTTCGTGAACCAGTGGCGGACTTCAGGACGTTCAGGACGCCCGCGTCCTTGTGGGCGTGGAACTCGTCCAGGACGCCGCACGACACGGAGAGTCCGTCCAATGAGTTTTGGTCAGACGACAGGGGTTCACACTTGGAACCCGTGGCCTTGACATGGAGGTTGTTTCGAAACACCGTCACACGTTTCGCGAGGGCGGGCGATGCCTTGACCATCCTGGTCGCCTCGTCGTGGGCAACCTTGGCCTGGTCGCGTTTGGTCGCGGCGAAATACACCTCGGCGGCGGGTTCACCATCGAAATCCAGGAGGGCCAACCCGATCCCCGCCAGGAGTTGGGTTTTGCCATTCTTGCGACCGACTTGGGTGTACATGGTCGAGAACCGACGCGAACCGTCGGATCGTTTCCACCCGAACAACGACGCCACCGCGAACTGTTGCCACGGGAGGAGGGTGAACGGTTGGCCCGCCCAACGGCCTTTCGTGTGGGTCAGGAACCGTTCAAAAAACGCGATGAACGCGTCGGCGGATGAGGTGTCGAAATGGAGGCCACGTTCGTGACCCGTGGCGAGATCGTCGAGGTGGCGTTGGCATGCGAGGCGGACCCATCGACACGCGGGAATCGTCCCGTCCAGGACGTCCGCGACATACTGATCCCACACCCTCATCCCATCGCGGTCCGTTTGAGGGTGTCATACGGGTCGGCCTCATCGGTGCGCCCCTGGGCGAACGCCATGAGTTTCTCGCGATCGGATGGAGACAAACCGAGTTTGGTGGACAGGGTCAGGATGGATTTGGTCGCCCGTTCGAATGCGGTGAACACGCCCGTCACGTTGGTCGCGCCACTCTCAAATGTTTGGACCACGTCGTCCAGGTTCTCGATTTGGTCGGCGGCGTCAATCATGATGTCGACGTTTTTGGCCAGGATGGACAACAACATCGCGTCGACGTTGTGGAGGACCTTGGCCTCGTTGAGGTGGTCGATGGTCAGGTCGTAGAACAACCGCGCCCGATCGGTGAGGGCGATGACAGGTTGGGGGAACTGTTCGCGGTCCACCGTCGACATGATCGGCATGACGTCACGGTCGGAACGGATGGTCCCCTGGACAGCCTTGAGGGATTTGGATTTTGGAGGTCGCGCCATCAGTTGAAATCGGTTTCACGTTCGTGGTCGATGATTTCCATTTCGAGATCGTCCAGGACACCACCGTCGACCAATGCGTCGATCAACTCGGTGATGTCGACCCCTTTGAATTTGAATCGGACGATGTCCACCGATGGAGGCGTCGGCGGTTCGCCTGATCCGTCCGCGTAGTACATGACGCCAGGGTCACCCCCTTCGAATTCGTACTCCACGACGATGGCGTCGCTCGTTGTTGACCATTCCCAATCCCAAAACCTCATCGGACTCCCCCCTCAAAGTTTCGCCGAAATGAACTCCTCTTTCCCCGACGGTCTTTGTGTCGGTCGGTTTTTGGATTCTGAACCCCCATCCCCCCCTGGCGTACGTTTCCCTCGCGGCCTGACTTGGCGTTGTGGCATGCGTCACACATGGTTTGGAGGTTGTTGAGGTCCCAAAACTCACCACCGTCTCGAACGCGGACGATGTGGTCAACGACGCGGGCGGGCTTAACCCGCCCGACGTCGGAACACCATGAGCAAAGGGGCCACCGTTCCAACATGATCTCCCTGATCCGTCGCCACCTCGCGGTGTTGTACCTCGGTTCCCTGGCATGAGGGGACCGTGGACCCGATGAACCTTTGGGGTCCTTTCGAATCCAGGGACGGGTTGGGGATTTCCAATCGAACGATGGCACGACACAAAGGTCCCGCGATTCTCGTTTCCTTTGACGGTTGTGGACGGAGTGTCGAACGATTCGTCAGGTTTAATT